TGCGTGGCCAACGATCCAAATCAGAAGCAAAAAACGATCTTCGTGGGGTCCCTAGCTATCGCTATCGTGGTTTCCACTACCATCCTTCTCGTGACGGGCAAGCAAGTTCCTTCATGGTTCGAGGCGGTCATCATGGTCGGGATTGGCTTCATGGTCGGAAAGGGAACCTGACATGATCCCCAAAGGATTCCTTCTAACAGCTATCGGAGTTGGTGTGCTGAGCGAAAGCAATTTGAGTACCGAATGGAAGATACTCATCATGGTCGCGACCAGCCTCGCTGCGATGTTGCTTCTTGTCGCATACCAGCGGTGGAGAGAAGATCGTATCCTGAGACACATCGACACTCAGATCGCACACTCGACTAGCAAGATTCTCGAAGCGCTCGAAACAACACAGACGCCGCCCAAACCTGCCCCACGCAAAAGGGCGGCTCCCAAACCCCCCGTCGTCAAGAAATGAGCGCTTCGATCTGCACACCATGGGTGTTCGAGCCTTGTTGTACTGACGTTGACCTGAACGCCGCCGACCCAGTGCTGGTGGCCAACGCCAGGCAAGCGGCCATTGACTTCATTTACGAGTCCACTGGGCGCAGGTTCAATGGTGACTGTACCGATAGTTTCATGCCGCCCTGCCTTTGCGGCTGCTTCCCTTGCGCTTGCGAATGGCGAGTCATGGATCTCCGCAACTACATCAGTCACGCACAGGAACACCTACGCAACATCGAGATAACCGTTGACGGGGTTGACGTTCCAGCGGCGGGCAACTGGGAGTTCACTGACGGACGGTGGCTCACGCCACTGCGTGGCGGACTGCTTCACCCGTGGCCGAGGCAAAACCTGAACGCCGTTGCCGGCACCCCCGGCACATGGTCAATCTCGTACACGTACGGCACCCACCCCCCACAACTTGCACTCCTCGCTGCAGCGGACGTAATGTGCGAAATCCTGCGCGCTTGTCTCGACATGCCGTGCGACGTTCCACGCAACGCTGTGGCCGTGACACGCGACGGAGTGACAGTCAAACTCGCTCCCGGTTTCGGTGGCCTACCGTCGGTGATGGCACTGCGAAAAGCGTACCCAAGGCGTAGGCGACTGCCGTCCAGAATTTACCAACTCGGAGCACTGTCCCGTACGCGCACACCCCTGTAATCGTGTAGTATTATTCTCATCAAATCCAATATGGGTTCGTCGCAGAACTCGTCCACCCTCTCTCAGGGTGTTCTGCGACCCCGCAGCTTCACCCCAGAAACAAGGAAGCCGCACAATGAGTAGCTGTATCCCCCGCAAGTACCTCCAATCAGTCAACGTTTACGGCCTCGACGAATGCGGTCGAGTGCAGGTCGGAGCCGGAGCGCTTTTCGGCCTCAGTTTGAGAACCATCGTTCTCGCAGAGGCCATCGAAGAAGGCGAAGAGGAAACCGTAACTGACGTGTACGGCAACGTATGCGTCCAAGACAAGGCGTGCCCAATTGACCGTGGCACCGATTTCACGATGACCGACTGTGTTGAGAACTGGTCACTCAACGCACTCCTCGGGTTCGGAACACTCCACACCACCCTTGGTGTTGTGGACGGCTTCGACCGCAACTCGGTCAACTGTGACGCCGCCGTTGCTGTTGAACTCGTCTGGAAGCCAGGTGGTGCTTGTGCCGCCGGTGTTGACCCGAAGTGTCTCGTGCAACTGTTCCCATATGTTCGCAACTGGACCCCCACAGGGGAACAAACAGTTGACGCGAAGAACACAGTGTCCCGCACCTTCAAGGGCCGTACGTACAAGAACGGGCGGCTGTTCCAGGACGTTGTTCCTGCGCAGCTCGCACATTGGACCCCGTTCGCCGCCGAAATTGCTGCGGGGAACACTTTCTCGTACACCCGTACGATGGACTGCCCTGTGCAGGCCGCTCCAAGCTGCGAACTCGTACCACTCACAGCGTAGCTTGACCAATGTCGTTCAGCGAGGTCCTTCAAGCTGTCGCGAACTGCGTAGCGGCCGCTGAACTTCCGCTCGGGACTCCCGGCACCCTGATCCTCGGACCAGAGGATGCCGGGCTTTCCCAACCATGTTGCGACAACGGCGGGCTGATGCGCGTCGAAACGTTGGAAGCCACACCTGTCGACGATGAAGGAACAGTGTACGGACGCCAGTGCGACACCACATTCCTACTGCTGGCCAAGCTGACAATCCTCAGATGCTGGCCAACAATCAAAGCTAACGGCGGTGCCCCCAACCCTGTTGAGGTCACCTCAACGGGCACCGCTCTCGTTGATGACGCCTACGCTGCGCTGGCCGCGGTGCTGTGCTGCGGTAGCGTGAGGTCAACCAGAAGAGTAACATTCATAGCCCCCGACGGCGGTTGCGCCGGTTACGAGATAGAGTTCTATTCCGATGTCGAAATCTGCTGCTAACAAATTCATCCGAGTGTACGTCACGTTCGCCTACGGCTCCGTCCACGGAGCGTACGCGGGGGATGTGATCGAAGTCACCGCCGCCGAAGCTGCTAGCATCGTGGCAGCCGGGCACGGGACCATGGTGCTGGAGGCCCCCCATGACGTTCAAAGTGACCTGGGACAACCAGGAAGTGAAGGCATGGCAGAGGGAGATCAGCCAGCGGTGGGCGAGGGCGGAAGCCCCGAAACTCCTGACGACAGCGAGGGCTGAGGCACCGAAAGGCGGGCCTTTCTCGGGTTCGTTCGGACAGGCACCGCACCCCGGACAGTTGCGTGCGTCGCACAAGATTGATATTCGCAGGATTGGGAAATACGACGCCATTGAAATATCGGCGAACACACGTTACGCCATCGTTGTTCACGAAGGTCGCGGTCCAGTGAGACCAAAAGTCGCTGGAGGGAAACTCGTGTGGCGCAACCAGTTCACAGGTGCGATTGTGCGGGCGAAAGTGTCGCCACGATCCGGCCGCAACGTTGCGCCTGACAGGTGGCTGATTCGTGCGATGCGCCGACGAGGGTATGATATTGTCTGACACTATGACAGACATCACAGAAACACTGCTCCCCGCTGATCGTTGCCCTGACGGTCTCGTGGTTTCCTACTCAGCAACACATCTGACCGTGGAACCAGTGAACTACGACACCGGCGATTCATGTGGAACGTTCACCCTGTCAAGGCGCGTCAAGCCGTCGGTGTGGCGCGCTCAGAACGAGCTGCAGAAATCAGCGAACGACGCTGGACTGAGAGCGAACGGGCTGGCCGAAAGGCTTGAAGCGGAACGCAAGCGTTCCGAAGAGAATGGCACCGACCCAGACGAGACGGTCATGCAGGAAATCCTCGTGGAGTTATCGGATCTGGGCACAGACGCTTTCGACCGGTCAGAACTGTTCGCCAAATCGGTGTGGGGCGACCAATGGCCCGCGCTCATGGAAGCGCTCGACGACGCCATTGAGGGTTCCGAATGGGCGGCAACTTGTGGTTTCCTTGGCCGCATCCGCCTCGAAGTGACCGCACACGAAGGAGAGGAAGCCGAGGTCCCTTTGGACTGATCTTCGCCGTCGATGAACTCCTACACGGGGACCAGGCGGTAGCTTGGACCGGCAGGTTTCGACGGTGGGGCCTCAACCCGGATACCAGCACACTTGTCGAATGCTCACAGGTGTTCGCGTCATGGTGGCGTGAATCCATGGACCATGACGAATGGGTCAACCAGTGGGCGCTCCTCGTGGCGGAATCAACGCCGGAAATCACTGACGCCGACCAGGCGGCGATTGACGCATTCTACGCTCAGGCTGGGTTCCCGAAGCAAACCAATGATGTAGAATAACGGCGTGGCAAACGAGGTTGGTCGCGCCAAAGCGATAGTTGAACTTGATTTCACGAAGTTTGAGCGCGACATCGCCAAAGTGAGGGCGTTGCTTCGTTCCCTCAAGGATGAGCCAACGAAGATCAAGATCGACGCTGATGTTGAGAACCTGACCGGCGAGATCCAGAAGATCAAACGCACTGTCGATAAGGGTGTCGGCAAGGTCGAAGTCGAAGTTGATGTCGATAAGGAAGCGCAGGCGAAACTTGACCTAGAGTTTGCCCGGCTGAAACAGAAGATACGGCAGTTCAATAAGTTCCGGGCGGAGGAGACACGCCGCACTCAGGGTGCCGAGAAGGAACGTTTGCGCCAGTTGGCGTTGGATTCCAGCCTTCTCCTTAACGACATTTCTGTCAAAGTTGACCTCGACGAGAACGACCTGGTGGAGGCTGAGGCAGCGCTGGCGCTATTGGTGACACGCAAACGTGAAATCAACATTGGTGTTGATGCGAACATTGCGGAACTGGCCGTAAACCGTGCCGCAGCGCAGGTGCAGCTCGCTGCTTTCAAAAAAGCGTTGGCGTCAGAGAAGCTCGAAATTGGTGAGTCGATCCGCCTCGCGAACACTTCTGAAGCGAAAAATGATCTCAGGCTCCTCGCCGCTGAGGCGAAAAGAATCCTCAACGACATCCCACTGAACGTTGACCTTGACGGCGTTGCTGCCGCCGAAGCTCGGCTGGAAGCGCTCGCGCGTGAACGCGAGGTCATTGTCGACATTGACGGTATCGCCGCAGCGGGAGCGGCACTAGCTGCACTTGAGCAGCAGAAGGTCGAGGTCGAGGTTGAGGTTGACCTTGACGCCGCTAAGGTCAAAGCTCGACTTGCTGCGTTCAAAAAGTCGTTGGCTGCCGAGAAACTCGAAATCGGTGAGTCGATCCGTTTGGCGAACTCCGCTGAAGTAAAGAACGAACTCCGCCTCCTCTCCGCTGAAGCACGGCGCATCCTCAATGACATCCCCCTCAATGTTGACCTCGACGGCATAGCTGCCGCCGAAGCACGGCTGGAAGCGCTCGCGCGCAGAAGAACTGCCACGGTAAATGTTGATACCGACACCGGTGGCGGAGGTCTCGGACAACTGGCGGGGCTCCTGCGCATCCAGCAGGGGCTCGGCCCCCTGGCACTGTCCGGCTCGCTCAGCGGGATCGGAGGGTCGCTTGGCGGACTCGGCGCTGGAGGTGCGGCCGTAGCGGGCATTGCCGCTGCGGCTGCCGCTGCGGTAGCAGCGCTAGCGGGCATCGCTTTCGCGTTCGGGACGGTAGGCTCAGCCGCCGCAAGCGCCGGTGTTAAAATAACAAAGTTCGCCATCGACGCTGCAGCAGAACTTGAGGTGCCGCTCAAATCGTTGGCACGGATCACCGGCGACCAGTTTGGGGAAATCTCCGCACAAGTTATCGACTTCGCCAGAACCACCCCATTCACCGTTGAATCCGCAGTCAAAGCAACACAGCTCGCAATCGCTGGCATCAGGATCAAGCCAGGCGAAGCGGTCGATTTCGTTAGCAGCATCGCCGACGCCGTGGCAGTTGGTGGCGGCACAACCGCGAACTTTGATAACCTCACACTCGCTCTCACCAAAGGTGCCGGCCGCGGCAAACTTCAGCAACGCGAAATCACCCAACTCGTTCGCAACACGCGTGGCCTGTTCCGACAGGACGACCTGTTCGCGAACATCGCAGAGGATCTAGGGATCAGTCAAGGCGATGTTGCCAAACGTGCCTCCGAGGGAGCGCTCACGTTCAATGAGTCATTGGGTGCCATCAAACGCACACTTGATGAAATCCCCGGCGCAGCAGGCGCAGCGGCACGGGCAACAGACACTCTCTCTGGTGCGATCACTAACCTTCAGGACAACTTGCAGGTGGCGTCGCTTGGTGGGTTCAAAGGCTTCCTTGACTCCGCGAAAGACGCTCTCGCCGGGGACCCAGACAACGGTATCGGCGGGATCTCTGACGCACTGGCGAACCAGTTCTCCATCATCGGACCGGCAGTGGGTCGTGCGTTCGACGACATCGGCCCGCGGATAGCGCCAGCGATCAATGCCATCGGTCCTCTCATAGCTAACACGATCGACGCTATCGGCCCGTCGGTTGCTGCGCTCGTGAGCGCTATTCAGGAAATTTCAGCAGGTTTCGCTATTGGGTTCGGCGAAGGTAAAATCGGGATACTCATCAGCCCTATCGAAAAAATCGGTCGAGCAATCGCTCTCATCGGAGTGGTCGGCAGACCAGCGTTCAACATCATCATCGAAGGGTTCAAGCAGATTGGCAACGTTGCGCAACAAGCACTTGGTCTCATCACGCTTCCATTCACAGCTCTGGTAAAGGTAATCTCCGAGGCCGGCTCGCTTTCCATCAGTGTCCTCGCGGACATTGTCGGTGCAGCAAAGATAGCGCTACCAGTGTTCGCCGACGAACTTGGCACTGCCGAAAAGTTCCTCAACAATGCTTCAGCGAAGATCAACAAAATCGGCGACCAAAGCCTACAGTTCTCCACGAACTCGATTAGGTCCGGCGCAGAGGGGCTGATCGGAAACGGGAAAGAAATAAACAGGCAGATCCAACTAGCGAAAACAAATTTCGACCAGTTCAAGGATCTAGTGGCGTCCAATGGCAGAACGCCTGTGTTCGACACCGAGGCCATCAAAGCGTCGCTGTCCGATTTCGCTGTGACAGAGGAGGCGGGATCTCTTGCGGGGCAAAGCTACCTAAACGCAATGTCTAACGCTATCGCAGGCGGCGCAGACGAGATCAGCGGCGAACAACTTACCGCCGCTTTCGATGAAGCAGTGACAGCAATCGTCGAAGCTACCAGTGTGGCCAAACCGGCGCTCGCAGACCTAGGTGCAGCGTTCGGCCAGGTCGGCAAGGAAGGAGAGGGAGGGTTTGCCACCATAGAGGAGGCCATTGATTCGTATCAGGCGAAAGTTCTCCTCGCGGCGAAACAGCAGCAGGTGGTAAACCTCCTCCAGCAGGCCGGTTACGACCAGATAGCGCAAGGTATCGCTAAGGGTCCATCTGAAAACATCAACGAGGTCATCGACCAGCTCGCGGAACTCGGTCCGGCATGGCTCGACGCGAAGGAGAAATCCTTGGACGCGTTGAACGCAGGAACGGCTGCTATTGGCGAACAAGGGAGAGGCATCGCCGAACTTCAGACCCTTGCGAACGAAGGGGTAGCCCTGAACACAACCGCACCGACCCTGCCGGAACTCGAAGCGAGGCTGGCCGTCCTCACCAGGGATAAGACGACACTCGTTCGCGTCGGGGCCGACACCGGGGAGATCAAAGGGCAAATCGACAGACTGGTTGCCGAAATCAATGCGAGGAAAGCGACCATCAACGTGGGCGTGGTCGTCAAGAAGGGTACGCTTGGATCGGTAGTGCCGGGCTTGGCCAACTTCCAGACATTCGGAGGGAAACGTCACGGCGGGCCGCTCGACCCCGGTCAGCTCTCATGGGTTGGCGAGGGGGGTCGCGAGCTGATCTACACCGGTACGACTGCAGCGTCGGTGATTAACAACCAAACCTCGGAACGCATCGCCGGAATGCTCGGACTGGACACGCCACGAACATTCAACGCCGCTGCCATCGGTGCCACCGTGTCTACATCACCGCAGGTCACCCAAGCATCGCTCGGGATCACCAACCAGCAGGCGCGCATCATCGGTTCAACATTCGCGCAAACTGTCGGCGGTGTCACCGCCGTCATTGCGCCGCCATACTCCGACCCTGAAGCGATAGCGTCTAAAATACGGTACAACTCGAAAGCATCGCAACGCCCATGACCTACGGACTCCTCAACCCCATGCTGTGGGGCTGCGCTGAACTCCCCGTGTTTGACGCGGAACGCACCCGCACCTACGTGAACAACATCACCAAAGACTGGATGCCGTGCGGCGCAGACTACGGCGACCTATACCCGCAGGAGTACACCACCCCAGCGGAGGACCGACCATGGTGGGTGTCCGACGCACACCCCGAATCAAAACTGTTCGCAGGGTTCAACATCACCAAGGTCACCGGCCTGTACGGCCCAGCACCGTACGAACGAGGTACGCTACGCCTCGCCTCAGCCGGGAGCACCGGTCGGGTATCAACGTGGCGCAAACCACAGTGGCAGGAACGCACTATCCTTGTTGAAGGCACCGCACACGGTGCCACATGCTGCTCAGTGGATTACGGTCTACGTGTCCTCGCTGAAGTGATGCGCGGGTGCTGCTCCGACGGGTGTGACGGCGGGTGCCTAAGAACACTCAGGCCGGGAGGGTGCGCTACCGACCCGTGCGGGATCATCAAACCAACCGTCCTGTGCCCGGACCCCGGTGACATTGCGTACGAGGACGGTATTGCCTCATTCGCCGTCACCACCCCACCACAGTTCGTTCTGTCCACGGTCACCTACGACATCAGCACAACCGACCCCGGCGTCACTGCATCAAGCCAGATCCTGAACGACACCAACACCGTCGTCGACAGCATCACCACTTTCGCTGTCACCCCCGTTGTGTATTCTCCAGTGCATCAGGTCACCCCGCCAGCACAGTCGCCGACATTCAAACTCCGCATACCCATCACGGGCGGCGGCGCAACAATCTCCAACGTTGCGTTCACCGGGTACCAGCCAGCGCTATGCATCCAAGCGTGCCCGCCACCATGCACGCCGGGAGACGAGTCGTTCATCGAGTTGTGCCCCGACGAGTTTGAGAACACATACGGCGAAACCTCGGAAACACTACGACACGCCACCTTCCCCGCAGGTTTCGAGTTCACCAACATTGTGTTCGACTACGCACATGTTGACGTAACGCCCGGCGTCACAGAACTGCACGTCACCATCAGCAACGGCGGCATTGCCGTACAGCCGCCAACGATCATCACTGTAGGTGCCCCGACAGGCGCAGCGGCGAACATCAGCATTGCCGTCCCACCGTACAACCCACTCACCGGCCCCGACGCCGAAATCACCTACGAAATCGTTGGGTTGCCGCTGAACGGCTCGTTCAACATTTCGAACATTCGCTGGCGCGGCACCGCCCCCACCGTCTGCCCGGAACCCGAACTGCCCGACCTCAACGCCACCATCGTGTCCTCCCCATGGGTGACGCTACGCAACATCGCCGTAGCCGAAGGCCCCGAAATCATCGAACGTGGAGACGACCTCTCCCCGTGCTGCGGGTGCTCAACCACCACACGCTGGCGCATGGTCCTCACAGCCACCGACCCCCGACTGTACGGAGACCCCGCCCTCATCTCCGAGGTAACAGTGAACGCCGCTGGTATCCCGTGCGATATTGCAGGCAACTGTTTCAACTGTGACACCGTAGATTCCGGCGCGGACCCAACATGTATCGCCCTCCCGATCGTGTCGCTACCCGACCCGAAATCCTGCGCCTGCATCCCACCCGTCACGCAAGCACAATTCTTCGACCTCAGCATCCCCGACACACCTTTCCCTGTGTTCGCCACCGTAACTGTGCGCACAGCGGCACAACCGATTGACGGGCTGCAGATCAGGTGGTGGCGCAAACGCCCCGGAATGCCAGCCGGCCACCCAAACTACACGCCCTGCAACGCGTGTGGCGGTGCGATCATTTCCCATATCGAAGCATCGTCAAGGCTGATCCTCAGCGACACCGCACGGTTACGCAAACCGGGTGGCGTGTTCGTCGATGCCACACGACGCCTATACACACCCGGTGGCGCACCATGGCCAGGTGCGATCGAACTCGGGTGCGGCGAATGGATCATGGAAGTTCGGTGGGGCACCACTACCGACCCGTCCGGCACCACCATCAAAATCGAAGTCACCGAGGCAATGCCTTGAGTTCACAACCACTGTACCGGGTGTACGTCACTGAACGAGGAGGTGGGCAAACCATCGCGGATTTCGGAGATCGGGCGTCCCGCGTCCGATGGGGGCGACAACTCAACGTATCAACTCTCGCGGAAATCGAAGTGTCCGACAACTGCCTCGATATCATCAGAATGTGCGAACCGTGGGCACACGAGCTTCACATCCACCGCAACGGCAAAGAGGTCTGGGTTGGACCCATTTCGCAACCGGTCCTACGACGAGAAGGGGTTTCGTTACTGTTCGCTCGCGACATGCTCGCATGGCTCCAAGTGCGCGCCGTCCACAACCTCATCGACCACACGACCACTGGCACGGGGCAAACAACACCAACAGTGTTCGCTGAAGCCATCATCCGCGACGCGCTGTCCCCGGAAGATTCAATGGGCCTCCTGTCGTTGCTCGCCAACATGGGCGAATGCCCAGATGCTGTGGCCTCGGACCACAAGGTCGACCCCACCCTCGGTGACATGTCATGGGACACAGGGCTGGCCACAATGTTCGGCACCGGCATCGACATAGCAGCCTTCGGCAGGCGCATCATGTTCGGCTGTGCCGGTGCGTGCTGGGGGCAACAGTTCGAGGCGCTCGTATCCGATATTGACGTCCAGGGGGATTACGCACTCGCTCAGCGGGGCGACCTGTACGCTTCACGGTGGATCGTCACCGGCACCACCGGGTCTGACGGAACCTCCACCGTACCTGTCGTTGGCTCAGCCGGAGGGATATCTCCCCGCTATGGTCTCGTCGAGCGTAAAGTGAACTCACCCGCAACAGGAACAGCGAGTGGAGTGCAAGCCCAAGCACAGCGCGCCTTGACATCGCAAGGCCCGGTGCCGCCGTTCACCCTTTCCGAAGCAGACGAAAATTCACTCGACCCCGGCCGGCTGCGATGCGACACGGACTGGAACTGGGCCGAAACCCCCGCGGGTTCATGCGTCCGAGGCGATCTCACGGTTGGAGACAGGCGTGTTGCGGTTGACCTACGCTTGGCGAAACTTGATGTAGAATGGTCGTCAACGGATGAACGTGTTACCCCAACGTTCTCAACGATCAAGGCTGACTAACATGGCATGTGGCGGTGGCTGCGGTGGCAGACAACCAGTTCGAGCACCCCAAACACCATCTGGTGTTGTGACCGGCTACATCACCGTACGGGGCGGCGAACTGACCGGGCAGTACGCCTCTTGGCCTGAGGCGCAGCGGTCCGGCAACGGCACACCCATGGTTGTGAACCTCATTAACGGGTTGCCAGCGCCCGGAGCGCTTCGAGCATTGAAAGTGGTGAACTGATGGCCGGTTGCTCAAGCTGTGACGAAGCCCTCTGCTCCTGTGTTGTTCTCGGAAGCGTCGGCGACGGCACCGCCCCCGTAACAGTGACAGGCAGCGGCGATCCCGACGACCCGTACGTTGTTTCAGCCACGGTCGACATTTGTGAAGTTATGCGGAGCACGCCCACGGGCAGCATCGCCATACCCGGAACGGATCGCGTACTCACACTCAACGGAACCACCTGCCTAGTAAAAACACTCCCCGCCAGCGGAGGAGGAGGGGGCAGCAGCGCGACATTCAACGTCAACGGTGACAGCGGCACCTCCTTCCTGGTTGACGGCGACACACTCAGAGTCCTTGGACTCGGCCACGTCAACACCACGGTTTCGCCACTACCACCCGGAACAACAACCGTCAGGGTCGGTTTCGATGAGCATTACAGCCTCGCAGGAGCTGCGAGCGTGTACTCCGGTGCCTCACCAGTGCTCGGTGTCGGAGGACCCCACGCTGTGAACGCCACCGTTCCCGCCTTCACCATCAACAACCCGTCCGCCGACCGGACACTAGAACTCCTGTTCACACTGTCAGTCCAAGGCAACATCACCGTAAACGGCGGAGGGCAACAAACCGGCGACGTTGACGGCATCTTCAACCTGAACGGTGCAGGCCCAACAACGGTCATTCACGGCTTCGTTGGAGTCAACGAAGCAACCGGACTCGTGCCCATGGGCAACTCGTTTCACGGCACCTACAGCGAGGCCGCCTCAGTGCCGCCCGGATCATCCATCCTCGTGGGCGGCATGGCGTGCGTAACCACAACCAATATCCAAGTCGGCAACGGGCAACTCGACGCAGACTGCCGAATAGAATGGGTGGGCGGTACAAACCAATGACCAATGACAAAACAACAGTTGTGCGCTGGTGGAAAAATTCAAAAGGACGCATCGGGTGCGACGCCGCCACCTACGTCGAGGTGCCCGAAGGTGACGACCGGGCAATCCGTATCGAAGGCCGCGAAGGCTGGTGGTTCCTTCTCCACTCAACACATTCCGACGCTTTCCCGTCACCGCACAAAGTGGAACCAACGGGTGAAACAATCACGGGAACAGACCCCTACGGCCGGGCGGTCAGCCACCCCGAATACGCTGTCGTCCCACCACCGCCAGGCGACCCGTACTGGAACATTGCGGAATGGGAACTCGCCAAAGGGTTCCAAGACGCCACAGCGGAAGAAGCGTTGCGGCAAGCAGACAAGGACCGCAAAACCGATGAAGCGCTATCCTTGGAAAGGTTTGGTCCCAAGTAATGGCAGGCATCACAGACTGCTGCGGACTCGCCTCCTACGTTGACGGCTCCACCATTGTTTGCAACAGTACAACCGGGAAACTCGAATCGCCTGCAACGCCTGTAACGTGCGTAACCACAGATTTCCTACGCAACGGCGGAAATGGTGTTGCCAACATTGACGTGACCGGACCATCCGGTGTCGATGTGCCCTTGGGCGACGTAACGGCAGTCACGTACCCCTCCATAACTAACCCTCTGCCTTGCCAGAAACGGCTCAGAATCAGCGGCGTCAACGGCAACCTCACCATGTACGTCACCAACGTCGGCGCAGGTGGAGTACCGCCGCATTCACTGTCGTTCGGGCTTGAAGTGTCGCTCGACGGCGGGGCACTGTACCGCAAAGTTGACGAGATGACCTCCGTATGGGACCCGGCACTGGCACCGTTCCAGCAACGATCGGTCCACACATACAAACGCTCACACCTTGTGTTGATCGGTCCTGGCGCGACAATCACACCGCTCTGGCGTTGCAGTTACAGCAACCTTGGCGCAGCCACCGACGCCGCACGGATCATCATGACCACGTTCGACTTTGAATGGGAAATTCTGTAATGGTGAAACCCGCCAACAAGCGAGGCTGGGGTAAAGGCTGGCCCAAAAACAGGTCAGCGGACATGACATGGGTCACCGCACCCAGGTCCGGCACACGCTGGCAGGTTCACCGCGAAATCGCACCACTCCTCCTCAAAGCAGTCACGATCATCGAGGAGCGCGGCTACCTGTTCGACCTCGGACCGCGGGACATCAACGATGACTGGGGGTACAGCAACCGGCCCATACGGGGCACGCGTATTCCCAGTAACCACAGTTGGGGGTTGGCGATCGACATTGACGCACAGAACTACCCTCAAGGGCAGCGACGCAAAGTACCGCCGCTATGGGTGCGCGAAGTGTTCGCCCTCTGCGGTTTCGCATGGGGCGGAACATGGTCATACGCGGACCCGATGCACTTTGAATTCCAAGGCACACTCGCCGACGCTCGCTCTGCTGTGTCCAGGCTGAACAGTGCGGGCATAGTGCAGCCCGACCCCGACCCGGCACCAGCCCCCGTGCCACCCGCAGCGCTACCGGTCCGTGAAGCCATGTTCATCGGAACACGAGGACGCATGGTCGAAATCGTCCAGTGGGAAATATCAGCCGTGTCGGGTGCACAGTTCCCCGGCGAAATCGGCACCTACTGGGGGATGCTCAAAGAAGCAATCGTCAACATCGGACGCATCACCGGCAACAACTGGGACGGTAACTTCATCGGACCAGATCAGTGGCGAGTCATTGATATGCTCTACATGAGCAAAGGGCACCAGCCAGTTCTCCAGTGAAAGGAGTCGCTATGAGCGACTTTCTACGTTCCATCATCCGCACAGGCGTTCCAGCTTTGGCTGGTTCAGTCGTCGCTTGGCTTGCTGACAGGGGACTCGATGTCGACAACGGCACCGCCACCCTCGGCATTGCGTGGGTCTCATCCGTTGCGTACTACGGTGTCGCTCGACTCGTTGAAGCCGTAGAGCCAAAGGCCGGTTGGCTTCTCGGCGCACCAGGAGCACCAGTCTACGGGGACTGACGGGGGCGGCGGCGTTTGCGCTGCAGCTTCCTGCGCTCAATGTGGGAAAGTCCACCCCAAACACCCTGAATGCCATGGGTGTCAGTCATCGCGTCCTCAAGGCATTCCGAACGGACTGGGCAACCCTCGCATACGGCTTTGGCGCGGTCAATGAAACTGTTCGGATCTTCAAGCCGCGGGAAGAACACGCTGACATCAACGCCCCTCGTCTTGCAGTTCCCTTGTGCAG